CACTCTTTCCCTACACGACGCTCTTCCGATCTTACGTCTTCGAAGCGTCCGTCTTCGACAGGTACGTGTTGCTCACGCTGGTCTTGAACCCGTTCAGGGATTGTTCCAACGCGGTCTTCTTCGCCAGACTGTCGGACTTGGTCTCGTAGTTCTGGCTGACCGTGGTCTTGAACCCGTTCAGGGACTGTTCCAGCGTACTGGCGCGTGATGGCCGTATCCGCCGTCGTCTGCGCGTTCTTGGCCTCGGTGACGTCGCGTATGCTCAGCAGGGTGCAATACCAGCCGGTCACATCCGCGCTGCCATTCGCGCCGCCCACCTGAAGCCATACGATCGCGTCCTCCCGCGCGGCTTTGGGAATCGTGAGGTCCCCGGACCATTGTTTCCATCCGGACTGGGAGGTCGGCACTCTGAACGCCGTATCCCAGTGGCCGTTACCGTTAGATTCATGGTAGAAGCAGCCGAGGGCTGCAGGTTTCTTCGCAGTGGAATCGTGCGCCATCCACGCGCTGAACCGGTAGGTTCGCCCGCGTCTGAGCACTTTGGACCCGTTGGTCGTGTCACGCGCGGAGAGCTTGCCGTACGTCGGTGCCGGGGCACCCTCCGGTGCTCCCGATGCGGATAGGGTCAGGCCGTTCGTCCAGCCGTCGGGATTGCCGAGCGTGCGATCGCATTCCGGGTTGCGTATCAGCTCCGCGCCGTTCGCCAACGCGGTCTCCACGTTCCGGTTCGTCTGCGTGAGCGACGAGGTCAATGAGTCGGCCTTGGCCGTCAATTGGCCGATCGTGCTCGTGTGCCCCTTGAGCGTGGTGGCCTGCTCCGAGACGGTGGTCTTCAAACCGTTCGCGGTGGCCTCCACGCTCGCGGCCTTGCTCAAGGCGTTGTTCGCCGTGGTGGCCGTGGAGTTGATTTTCGCGGTCAGGCTCTCATTGGTCTGCGTGAGTTCGCTCTTCGTGCTGTACGTCTTCGACGCGTCCGTCTTCGACAAATACGTGTTGCTCACGCTGGTCTTGAACCCGTTCAGGTTCTGCTCCAACGCGGACTGCTTTTTCAGCGAATCCGCCTTGGTCTCATACGTCTGGGAAACACTGGTTTTGAACCCGTCGAGAGTCTGTTCGAGTTTGCTGGCGCGGCTGATGGCCGTATCCGCCGTGGACTGCGCGGTCTCCACGTTCTGGTTCGTCTGCGTGAGCGACGAGGTCAATGAGTCGGCCTTCTGCGTGAGTTGGCCGATGGTTGTGGTCTGCCCCTTGATGGTCTGTGCCTGTTCCTGAACTGTTGTCTTAAGACCATTAGCGGTCTGTTCGACAGTAGTGGCTTTGTCCAAGGCGCTCTGGCCGACGCGCTGCGCTTCGGTGACCTTCGCGGTCAAGCTCTCGCTGGTCTGCCTCAGTTCCGATTTCGTGCTGTAGGTGACGGGGATGTCCGCGTCGAGCCTGTCCACGCCCTTCTGCGCGCCGTTCGCGGTGCTTTGGGCCTTTGCCGCATCGGCTATCGCCTTCGTGATGTCGGAATCCTTGATCAGGCTCCACGCATACGTTTCCCCGTCCGTGCTGCCCCAACGGTAGGAGTAGCCGGTTGACGTGTCGTAGTAGACGTCGCCCGCATGCTGCTTCCGCAGCTGGTCGGTGGCCCACGTCGAGGCGGGCGCGTTCGACGCGGTAGGCTTCTGCGATCCGGTCCACGTCTCCACCGCGTTGTCCGCGATGTTCCGCAACGCCTCCAACGCGCTCTTGGTCGCATAGGTCTTCTCGACCGTGCTGGTGATCCCGTCCGAGGTCTGCTTCAGCTCCGACTTGCTCGCGTATGCTGCGTCGGAATCCTTCTTCGACAAATAGTTGGTTTCGAGGGTGGTTTTGACCTCGCCGGCGGTCTGCACGGCCGTGGAGGACTGGGTGAGCGCCGACTGCGCGTCATCGTATGCCCGGTCGGCGGTGGTCTTGACCGAGTTCGCGGTCTGCACGGCCTGCGTTGACGCGGAGAGCGCCTGGTCCGCGTGCTCGACACTGTTGGATACCTTGGTCTCCACCTCGCCCAACTTGGTCGTATGCCGTTCTACGATCGCCTTCGTGCCATCCAATTCCGTGGCGAGTTTGTCGGCCTTCGACGCGGCGGAGGCGGCAGTGGATTGCGCGGTGCTTGCCGCGTCCTTGGCCTCCTTCACGCCTTTGACGGCCTCGTTGCGCACCGACTGCATGCCGTCGATCGCGGATTGCGCCTTCGAATCCGCATTGGCGGCCGCGTCCTTGGCCTCCTTCACGCCGTTTTCCGCGTCCTCTCGCACCTGTTCCATGCCGTCGACGGCCGCGTTGGCCTTGGATATGGCGTCGTCGGCCTTCTGCGAGATTTCCGTGGTGTCGATGAGCGGCATCCTGTTGCCGTGCTGGTCCACCAGCACGAGCCCTTGGTCACCGGCCTGCTGGCCGGCCAGTATTCCAGTGCCGTCGCCCATCGGCCAGTAGCTGCTGCCAGCGTTGGAGGTCATGCGCATTCGGGCGAGCCTCAACGCTTCCAGTCCGATGCCGAGCGCGGGGTCCCCGGACGGCACGATTTCGGTATGCACTGCCATGTGCGGTTCCTTATCTGATAGGGTCAGTCATCACGTCGAACGTGAGCTTGACTTGCGCGGTTTCGTCTCCGCTCATTTGCATGAGGCGGGTCTGGTAGATGCCGTCGTTCATGCCGGGGAAGCCGTCGAGCGCGATCTCCATGCGTTCGCCGGGCCAGAACGAGCCCAAAGGGTTGACGGGCAGTCCGGTCGAATCATGGTCGTTCACGTTGACTTCGCCCTTGATCTGCATGAGTGGCAGCCGGTTCGCGTTCAGGTTCCCGCGTGCTGAGGCGGCCAGCTGCTCGGCCTTGTCCGTGTCCGTGTTGGAGAGGGTCATCTCCCTCAACGGCCATGGGTCGGATTGCAGGCACAGGCTCAGATCCTCGGCCAGATAGCCCAGTTGAGCCTTGTCGCTGCCGGCACCGGCGGCATAGACGCGCATCACGGGGCCGATGTGGTCGATGGTCACGTTCTCCAGGTCGCCGCCGTATCGGCGGCAGTAGAGCCGGTGCACGGTGGACTGGCCCAGATGCACGTCGCCGTCGGACGCGGCCTGGAAAGAGAATCGCACGGTGTTGCCCGCGAGATACGGGCGGAACTGCATGTCGATGCCGTTCTCGGTGTTCGCGATGGATTCGAGTATCTGGCGGCACGACTGGTTGCCCGCGTCGAAGCCCTTGAAATCCATGGAATGGTTTCCCGATTCGCCGCGGTTGTTCCAGTCGATGGGCAGTCGGCCTCCCGGTTTCATGTCGGTGCACATGTAGCCGACCTGCGCGGCGATGCCCCGCCACGAGCCGTGCAGAGTGAACTCGTCGCTGGTCGTGCTGTTCGCCGCCCTGCCATACGTGTTCTCTCGTACAAGGATGCGCGAGTCCAGCAGCTCCATCACGCTGTTGAGCGTGAAGCTGGTGTCCTGCCACGAGTCGGTGCGGGGGCTGATCGAGCCCATGAGGATGGGCGTGCCGAGGTCCTGCGGGTCGAGGCTGGTTTTCCAGAACAGGACGATGGAACGCTTGTCCTGCGCGAGCATGGCCACCCGTTCCGCAGGAGTGCTGCCGGGCACGCTCGTCCACGGCAGCGTCAGGCCGCTGGCGTCGTATTCGCCGGCGCCTTTGTCCTTGGTGGTGGAAAGCGTGGAATCGGACACCGATATGCTCCACGCGAACGAGGGGATGTCGATGGGGGCGATGAGCTGGCCGGTGATGGTGTCCGCGATGTAGGCTCGCCAGCTCACTAGTCCGCCACCCCGGAATCGCTGACGCGCAGCTGGTGGATGCCGTGGATGGTGACCGGATAGGTCAGCCCATCGGCGTTGCCGGCCACCCAGACGGCGACCTGATGGGCTCCGGCATTGACCTCGGCGTCATAGGAAACCGTGTACGGGGCGCTGTAGCGGGTCGCCATAATCTCGTCGCAGGGGCCGACCACGGTCGGTCGTGGTGGGCGTGTCGTTGATGACCTTCGCGTCCAGGCGAATCTGCATGAAATAGCTGCCCATGGGCTTGTTCGCGTCGTCGCCGCTGCCGGAGGGCACCGTGGCCGACGCCTTCCATTCGACGGTGACCAGACGTTTCGTCGGCACCGCGAAGTCGATGCGCAGCAACTGGTGGTAGACCATCTTGCCCGCCGAATCCTTGTCCTCGGGAATCGGATAGTCGGCGGTCGAACGGGCGATGGCGAGCCTGCCGAGCGAAGCGCCGGAGGGAACCGCGTAGGTGGCCGACCGGTACATGGTGCTGCCCGACGTGGAAGTGGCGTGAGCGGGCATGAGACGGATGCCTATGCGGGTAGCGCCTGCCGGCACGCCCGGCACGGACGGAGTGGGGGAGGCGTTGCCCTGCGTGACGCCGATGACCACATGGTTGTCGGCATCACCCTGGGTGGGGTCGTTGGCCCTGATCCAGATGCAGTCGATGCGCGGCTGGCTTCCGGTGGCGCTCACGGCGGGGGTCTGGCCTCCGGCCCAGTACGCTTCCGTGTATCCGTCCGCGTCGCCGCGGGAGCATACGGCCATGCCGGCCCCGACGCTGTAGGTCAGGTCGCCTCGACCCGAAACGTTCAACCCGCTCACGATGCCGGTGTTGGCCCAGTGGGCGCGGATTATCTGCCTGTGCGTCAATGGCGTGACGCCCGCGCCGCTCGAATCCGGTGCGATGCCCAATGCGGTGGTAGCCATGATCAGACCTCCAAAAAAATACGAATAGGGGAAAGGAAAACGAATGGGGGAAAAGATGGGGAAGTCACATCCACGTGTCACGGACGAGGCAGTCCACGTAGCCGGTGCCGGCCGACTGCAACGACACCGACAGGCTCCCACCCGACTGCACGGTCGGGAAGCCGCGCGACATGAGATAACGGCTCACATCACGGCCTCCCATCGTCGCGGTGCCCAGCCGGCAGTCCAACACCAGAGGCGTTCCGCCAACAGAACCCGTCCACCGTATCGAGGAACCGCCGGAGAATTGCAGGATGACACCGCTGTCGAAACCCCCGTAGACGGTGAACACGGGGTAGGCGCGCGAACTGCCGTTGTTGAGCAGCGTGCCGACATTGCGGGAGTCCGTCGCCTGCCTGCCGTAGGTCAACGGGTATACAAGCCCCGCCCTGGCACCGCCGTAGAACAGGCCTCCGCGACCGTCTGATGTGGGCTTCAACTGGCAGCGGTGCGGAGTCCAGCTGAGGCGTTCGGGTCGCGGGCATACGAAATGCAGTGTCAGGTCGTTTTCCAGCGTGGGGTGCCATGCGGAGCTGCGGCCCATCTGTGCCAGATAGCCGTCCACGTAGGTGTCCTCCCCTCCGTCGCTGAATCGGAGTCGGGCGTTTCGGTGGGCAAGCCGGTTGATCTTGCGCATGATGGAGAGCAGTTCGCCGCGCGACAGTCCGATGGCCTCGTAGTGCACGGTGACGGTGCGAGCCGAATAGATGAGGTCGGATTCGGGCACGTCGTGCGCGCCGTCACCTTGGCCTCGTTCCGTCAGCTCCACCTTCGCGTCCGGCATCGTGTCCCAACCCTCGACCCCGTTCGAGGTGACGTAAAGGCCACGGGAACGGGAGTCGTCGGGGTTGAAACGGCATATCAGCGTGCCGCCCGCATAGAGTTCCCCGAAGTGCGGGTACATAGTCCACAGATCGCTCATATTCGGCTCAGCCTTCCGACGGTTTTCACCGCGTCGCGGTGCAGTATCGACCCGGCCACATACAGGTCGTCCGCCGGACGAACGATCTTCTGCTGGAACACCGGTGCGATGGTCTGGTTGACGGTCTGGTTGTTCGTGACCGGCTGGCTCAGCACCATCGGGTTCGGCTTGTAGAACCTCTCACGCGGAACCTGCCTGCGGTTCATCGCCGCGTACAGGTCGGCGCCGTAGTAGTCGACGCTTTTCACGTTGGACACGAATTCGCCGCTCTTGACGCGCGCGTTCGCCAACGTGATGTTGTCGCCGCCCATAGTGGTGGCCTTGCCTGGCAGGAGGCCCTCGACGACACGGCCGCCAGTGGCGTAGCCGCGCATCGAAACCCCGTAGCCGTTGAACAGGCCGCCGGTCTTACCGGTGGGGATGTTGCCCATCGCCCCGGCAGGACGATAACCACTGGACGAATACGTGCCACCGTTGGAATCCTCATATTTACCGTGAATCGTGAACCACTTGTCCGCGATTTGCATGTTGTTCAGGCCTTGGATCACTCCGATGGCCTGATCGTCGTTGGCGTAGATGTAGCCGGTTTTCGGGTCGATGGTCCAGCCGTTCGCTTCGGCCACCTTGGCCAGCATGCCGCTGTTGTCCCCCTGCAGCAACCCGGTTTTCGGGTCGATGGTGGCACCTGCGGCGATGGCCATCGCATAGTCGAACTGGGTCTTGTCCAGATCGAGTTTGCCGGTTTTCGGGTCGATGGTGGCACCGGTGGCTTCCGCGATCTTCTGCATCAGGTCGGTGTTGTCGCCGCTGATGCGCACGGTCTTGTCATCGATTTTCTCGGCCTTCAGCTTCACGTTATCGAGCGCCTTGCTGGCATCATCGGTGATCTTGATTTTCACGTCGATGCCCTTGGCGGCGGTATTGCTCAGATTCTCGATGCCTTGACGCAGTACATCTGCCTGACTGCGGGTCAGGCCGTAACGGTCGGCGAGAGCGCCTGCGGCTTGTTCGCTCATGCCCGCGGCATGGGCGTTTTCGATGAAGGCCTGGCGGGCCTGTTCGAGTTTGTCTCCGGCTTGTTGGGTCGCTGCTGCGGCGCGGTCGTTGGCTTGGCCTTCCTCAATGATCTTCTGCGCGGTGTCCTGTGCAGTGGAGGCGAGGGATTGCAGGGCGGATTGCGAGTCGTATGCCTGTTTTTCGTGTCCCTGGAGGACGTTGCCGCCTTCGTCGAACACACGCCCGTTTTCCGTGATGCTTTCGTTGAGGTCGAGTATCCCCTGATTGAGTTTGGTGATGGCCTGGTCGGTGGTCAGGTATGTTCCCGGCAGGCTGAGCCAGCCTTTCACAAGGCCGTCGATGGCTTCGGTGAGGTCTTCAGTGCTTGTCGCGGCGCCGTCCGCGCTGTCGGCATAGTTGTCAGTGCCCTCGGCGGCCGTGTCCGCACTGTCCTTCGCCTTGGCGACCTCCGTGTTTGTTTTGCTGACCTGCTCCTTGGCTTTGCCGACCTGTGAGGATAGTTTGCCGTAACTGTCGTTGATGCTGTCGATCTGCATGGCGGACATGTGGCTTTTCGCCTCGTCCAGCTGTTTGTCGAACAGTGCCTGCGCCTTTTTGGAGCCGTCTACCGCTTCGGCGAAGGTACTGTAGTCGATGCCGGCCTTGTCGAGCGCCTCGCCGAGCGAGCCTAGTCCGGTGGCGAACTTGTCGCCGAAGTCCCATGTCTTGTCCTCGCCGCTGGCGATTTTCTTGATGAGGGTTTCGACGGAGCTGCCGGACTGGTCGATTGCGCTGGAGAATTCGCTGATGTTGGCTTTCGCGTCCTGTGCGGATTGGGCGAACCCCACAAGCAATGCCCCCGCGACCGTCAAGGCGATGCCCCATGGTCCGCCCAAGGCGGCGAACAGTCCGCTGCCGATGCTTTTCATGCCGTTCATCGCGGTCTGGCCTCGTGTCAGTCCGTTGGCAAGCGTGCCGGCGTTGGTTGATGTGCCAAGCATGGAGGTGCCAAGTTGGATGATGCCTTCCTTGAGCAGTGGTATGGCGGTGATGCCTCGCTGGAACGGGTCGAGCATCAGGCCGAAGTTCCGTGCCGTCTGCGAGCTGCTGGCGTTCAATGGCCCCATGGCGGAGTGCAGGGCGGTGAAGCCTCCTGCGAGCGCGGTCATCAGTACTATGCCCTGTTGTACTGGTGCGGGCAGTTGGCTGAACGCATCCACCAAGGTGTCGAGCGATTGCACGAGGGAGCGCAATGGTCCCTGACCTCCCTCGCCCAAAGAGATCATGAGGGATTCGAAAGAGCCGCTCAGATTCTCCAGATCGCCTTTCAGGTTGTCGTTCTTCTTGGCGGCGAGGTCCGCGGCGTAGCCGGATTGGCTGACCTTCTTGGTCCATTCGTCGATGCCGCTCGCGCCCTCCGCGTAGAGCACGTTCGCTCCTTGGATGGCGTAACTGCCGAACATGGTCGCCATGGCGCTGTTGCGCTGTTCCTGGGTGAGCCCGCCGAGCTTCTCCTTGAGCTGTCCGGCGAGACTGCTCATGCCGACGAAGTTGCCTTGCGCGTCGTACAGGGATATCCCATATTCCTCGGTGGCCTTCCGCTGTTTTTCGGTCTGGTTGGTCAGTGCGAGCAGCACGGAGCGCAGTTGGGTGCCGGCTTCGGCTCCGATGATGCCTTGGTGCGCGAATGCGGCCAATGTGCCGACGGTGGTGTCGATACTCAGGCCGAACTTGCTGGCAGTGGAGCCCACGTTGTTCAACGCCTCGCCGAAATCGCTTACGTTGCCGAGGGCTTCGCCGGCTCCTGCGGCGAGCAGGTCGGCGATATGCGTGGCGTCGGCGCCGGTCAAATTGAATTGGGCCATGGCCGAGCTCATGTATTCGGCGGCTTGGCCGACTTCCATGCCGTCGGACGCTGCGAGGTTCAATGCGCCGCTCAAACCGCCGGAGAGAATATCGGAGGTCGATAGGCCGGCTTTGCCGAGTTCGTTGATGGCGTCGGCGGATTCGGTGGCCGAGTATATGGTGTCGGCGCCGGCGTCGATGGCGGCCTGACGGAGCTGATTCATCTCATCTGCGCTGGCTCCGGTGTTGGCCTGCACCGTCGACATGCTGGCATCGAAGTCCGCTGCCATCCTGACAGCGGCGACGCCCAGTGCGGTGGCGGCGACTCCGGCCGCCGCTATGCCGGTGGTGATGAGCTTCGATTTGCCTCCGGCGGCTTCCATGGTGGTGGCCGCCTTCTGGCTTTCGCCGCTGACCTTGGCCATTCCGGCGGTGAAGTTGGACGTGTCCGCGAGCAGGCGGACTGTGATGTTGCGGTTCAATCCGCCTGCCATAGCGGCCTCCTGAGATTTATCTTGGTTTGATTCCCACAGTCAATGCGGACTGTTTCAGCTCGTTCTCGTCCGCATGGTCTTTCTTCCACTCGTCGAGCTTGAGGGATTGCATGAGCGATATCTGGCATATGCCGACGTCGGCAGTGAAATGGAAGGGTGTCTGCTCGTCGTGGCAGACCGAGAGGGGCATGCCGCATTGGGGGCATAATGAGTGTTCGTATTCGTCGAGCGCGAGCATCCATTCGCGTTCGGTCGCATCCCATTCGGTTTCCGGCGTGTAGCCGGTGATGCGCCGATGTTCGTCTCGTTCCACCCGATACGATGGTTCCCAGCCGAGCCAGCGTTTGTAGCTGATGCCGAGCTTTTGGCAGATTCTCAGCTCGCGGACTGTCTGCGGATTATCCGCGAGGCTGATTCGAGTGCGTCTTTTGGGTCGATGAGCTTCGCATTCAGGTCACGGATCGCGTACCAGATGGGGCTGATCTGGCCGTCGGACAGTTCGGTCATGACGTTCGCCAGATCATCCACGGGGGTTTCCGGCACGGTCTTCCTGACCATGAGTCTGACGGCGTCGGCGCAGATGTCCTCGATGCGCTGTTTCGGGATGCCGTTCTCTGTGACGGTGTTCGACTCGAGCATCTGGCGCCACTGGGAGAGCGGCAGCGCCTCCAAGGTGATGCGGATGGTGTCGTCCTTCACCTCGTCGCGCAGCTTGTCGATCTGTTCGGCGATGCGTTTGGCGGCGGCGTTGCCGCCCTCGGTCACATGCTGTGCCATGGCGCGTTCCAGGTCGGCTCCCAATGCGGCGACCTGTTCGGCCTTCTCCTGATCCAATATGAGGTCGACGTCCACGCGCTTGCGCTTCACTTCCAAAGCCATGATTATCCCTTTCTGCAAGTTTCGGATTGCCTTTCTGATGGGGGCGAGAGAATGTCCGTGCGGGGCCAGAAAGGTAAGAGTCCCCGCGCGGAAGTTTTGTCAGCCGCCGGCGATGGCCTCTTTCACCGTGACCGTCCGGCCTCCCTCACGGGCTGTGGCGGTCACGGTCGGAGGCGTCAGCCTTTTGGGTTCGAGATCTCTGCGGTCTCGGACTCCCAGCCGGGGGCCTTCGCGAACAGCGGAATCTTCGAGCGGATCATGGTGCTCGCGTCCGGGTTGATGACCTGCTTCTCACCGCAGATGACGCTCACGACGGTGAGCTTCTGCCCTACGGCGAGGGGTGTGTCGGTGGCCATGCCGCGACGGCGCACGATATAGCCTGAGGCACCCTCGTGCATGAGGGTGACGGCCTCGTTCTGTTCCTGGTGCTCCGTGTTCGTGTTGTCGATGACCTCGATGCTGATGTCTCCTACGCTCTTGCGGCCGGGGGCCCCGAAGTCCTGCACGACGTTCTCGCGCTGGTCGGATACGGCGTCCTGCGACGGGTCGAAGCTCCAGCCGCCGAGCATGACGTAGTTCGAGATGTCGGTGCCTGCTTCCAGCTCGGCCATGGTGGGGGCCTTGATGTCCTTGATCGTCGGCACCCATAGTGTGGTGATGTTGCCATCGGCGCTAGTGCCGGGAATCTCTGTACCTAGTTTCAGGGTCATAATGTGCTCCTTGAAGCAAAACGCCACCCCGTATGGGATGGCGTTGAAGACTTTTGGTAAATGATTGGTTGACTATGGTCGGCTCCACGTGAAGCGGAACCGGAGGACGCGCACCTGGTAGCGGCGCGCGGTGTCGTCGGCGGTCAGACCGGCCGCATACGCGCCGGAATCCTCGTACAGGGTGAGCTGGCCGACCGTGTAGCCCGGCGGCCGGGTTGGGGAGCGGTTCGCCAACGCGGGAATCAACATGTCGTCGCACCAGATGTTCACGCTGTCGGCGGTGGTGCTGACGGCGCGAACCTCCAGGAGCGCGGAGTGTGCGGTGAACCGCATCGTCTCCGCCGTCACATGACGGTCGGTGGAGACGCGCGCGATGATCCACGGCGGCATCTCCGACTCCAGCGGCTCCTCCTGCCGGTAGACCTTCACGCCGGACGGCATGGAGGGCAGCAGGTCGAGAACCGCATTGGTCAAGTCCATGACACTCATAATCCGATGGCTCCCATCAGCATGTCGTCGGCGGCATCGGCCACGTATTCGGCGAGCGTGGGCAGCTCCGTCTCTGCATGTTCGTAGAAGTCATGGGTTCCGCCGCCTTTCGCCGTGCCGAAGAACGCGATGTTGGCCAAGTCGCTGGCCCCGCCATCGCGGGGGCTCACGTCCGCGTACACGGTGGTGCCGGTGCTGCCCATCTCGTAGGCGACCAGCACCTTGCGGATACCGGCGTTGCCGGAACCGGCAACGTCCTCCAGAATGGACTCCTTGACGTTCTGCGCGCCCTTCTTCACCGCCTGCGCAACCTTGACCGAAGCCGTGGCGTGGGCCGCGGCGACCCTGCGGCCGAAAGCGGTCAGCTCCGAAGCGTCGATTGTCACGTCACTCATTGCTGTTGCCCACCTCCTTCACGTTCCACCGGCATGCGGTGGCGTGCGTCTTCTCGCTTTGAGGTGAGACGAGCCTGAGCCGCCTGCCGACGAGCAGCGGATTAGCGGATTCCGTGACTTCCACCACGTCACCGGCGCGAAGGCCTGGAGTGCCGTATGGAAAATGCACGTACAGTGACCAGACCAATGAGACGGCTCCCATCGACTGCGCCGCACTGCCTTCCACATTCTCGGACGCCAATCCGCCTGAAGTCTGCACCTTGCAACGTCCCGCATACACTTGCGTGCTGTCGGGCTTGACCTCGCCCGTGGCAGGGTCTGTCACGGATCCGCTTGGACGTACCACGGTGCATTCGTCGGTCATGAGCGCTTCCGCGTTGGCTCTGGCCTTTGCGAGAAAGGATGCGCTGATTCTCATCGGAACACTCCAATCGAACTGACGTTCGCACCGAAGCGATTGCGCAGGCTGCGTCTGGTCGCTTCCGGCAATTCGGTCGCGTCGATCTGGGTGCCATCATGCGTATATCCGACCTGCGCGTCATCAAGCCTCTCGTAGGCGATGCCGGAGTGGGCGCCGGGGCCACCATCCGCGAGCTGATGTAATCCGGCGGCGACATACGAGCAGACCAGTCTGACGATATCGGCCGGTATCGGATCCCAGCCGCCGCGGAAGGTGACCGTCACGGTCGACGGTATGCCGCCGAAGGTGCTCCATGGCTCCTCCCGATAGAGAGAGGAGCCGAAGAGTTTCCAATCATCGATGGACTGCCCGTCCACGAGTACCTTGGACACGTCGCGCACCGCACGGCATGGCAGGTCGAGTTTCCTGGACTGTTCGCCTGGCAGGTCCACTGTCCATTCGCCGAGCGTGATCGGACACCCAGCGGCCGAGCGGACGGCTTCGGAGACCGAGTCGAGCAGAGTGAATGCCGTCTGCTCGTCGGTCACTTCGATGCCGTTACGCTTCAAGTCGTCCAGGGTGGCCAGTGCGGTCATTTCAGCCTCCGATCATCGGATTCGACTACTTGCCACTCTTCTTGCCTGCAGCAGCCTCTTCACCATCGCTGTCTTCGGTAGTATCGCTCACGACGGAGGCCGTCGCATCCTGCATGGAACGAGCGGTGGAGGTGGAGAGGTTCAGTGTGATCTTGGTCAGGCACTCTGGACGGATGACCTTGGCGCCGTACAGGTCGAGGCCGCGCACCATGTCGGCGAAGTCGGTCTGCATGCGCATCGCCTCCACCTTGCTGACCTGCTGCGCGAAGGTCACGGCCGCGTTCGTGCCGGCGAGAATGGACTGGGTGTCCGGGCTGGCGGACTTGCGCGGCACATTGTTGGACTTCACTACGGTGAAGCCGCGCACCTGTCCGACCACGCCGTTGAGCAGAGTATTATGGCCCGCTTCGGTGCCTTCGATGAAGCGGGAGTCCTGCAGCAGCAAGGCGTAGAAGTCTGGGCTGACGACAAGCCAGCGGCCCTCGTCGGGCACGTTCTGCACGTCGAGCTTGCGTCCGGCTTCCACGACGGCGAGATACGCGTCTGCAGGGGTGCCGACGGCCACGGTCTTCGCCGGAGTGCTGACGGCCGCGTCCATGAGATTGGAGATGTAGGTCTCCACGTTCTTCATCATGTTGTAGGCGGCGGAATTGGTGAACTTTCCGGTCAGATCGGCCTTGGCCTGAGTCTTGTCGAGGTCGTTGACCTTGAAAGCGAAATAGTCGGACTGGTCGATCTTGAGCACGGCGGCTTCCTTATCCGTGGCATCATCGACGGTGATCGCTTGGCCGCGCGTGTACTTGTGCACTGTCACGTCGTTGTATCCGGTGATGTGCACGGTGTCACCGGCCTCACGGATGTCGCCCTCGTAATCGCGGTTGCACAGGCTCGGGAAGACGAGCTTCGCGCGCAGGGCTTCGAGGATGGCGGCGGACCATACCTCGGGGATGAAATTGGTGATTGCCATTGCTGGCCTCCTTACTTACTGCGGCCTGCGAGCAGGTCATTCAGACGGCCCTTGCGGCGCGCCTCGTCGATCTGCTTCGGGGTCATGTTCTTCAGATCGTCCCTGGTAAGCTGTCCCGTCTGATGATCGCCATCGCGGGCGCCCGACGGTGGGATGATTCCCGTCAGGCCAGCATTGTTCCCGCCTTGCGCGAGATACGGGTGTGCCGCGACCAAGGCGTCGATCTTGTCGCCGATCGCCTTCTGGTCGTATCCGCCCTGATCGTCAACGGTCAGGTCGGAGAAGTCGATGAGTTTCAATGCGTCGCCGGGGTTGATGAGCTTGCCGGTTGCGGCGGCTGTGACGTTCGCTTGGAGCACCTGCTTCTGCAGTCCGGCGATGGTGGCCTGCGCGGAGTCGAATTCCGTGCCGCGCTTCTCCCAGTCGGCGACCTGCTTCTCCAGCTCGTCAACGCGGTCGGCCTTCTCGTAGGCGGCCTTGAGCTTCGTCTCAAGGTCGCTGTTGACCTTTTTCTGGCCGAGGAACTTGTCGTGCCAGTCGATTGTCGGCTTCTGTGCGCCCGGATCATTGCTGTTCGGATCCTGCTGCTGCCCATCGGACATGATGTGTTTTTCCTTTCATCGGTTGTAAATCTCGCCGTTGCTGGAAAGCCAGCGGCGATACGAGTTCTCGGCCTTGGCCAGCACGTCCGGCGTAACCGGTTTGCTGGGCTGATAAGGATTACGGCCGTCCAGCGCGGCCTCATAGCGGAGTCGCGCGTTCTCGAGGCGCTTCTGCGCCGCGGTCAGCTCCTCATGCCGCCCCTGACGCCATTCGTTGTTGTGGAGCCACTGCCGACGGCGGAGTTCCGGCACTTGCTCACGCCACTTGTCTGGCAGGATGTAGCCCTCGCGCTTCAAAAGTTCAATGGTCTGCTCGCGGGGAAGATTGAAGCTGTAGATGCCTTCCGGCGTGAGCCTGCGCCGCTGCCGCTGCCCGTATTCGTATTTGCGGATCATGCGGCTCCACCCGTATCGGCTGGTGCTTTCGGACGTGGTCATGCGGATGTCGCCGCGTCCGACCGGCCGCATGCCTCGGTGTGCGTTGACGACCTGGTATATGTCGGCGCCGTCTCTGATGGCCTGCGCGTCGGCGTGTCCGAAGAGCTCGTCCTGCTCCGCCTCGCTCATACGGTTGAAGCGGTCCATCGGATCAGTGATCCAGCCTTGTTTCTCGGCCTTGTCCTTGCCTTTGCATGGTATGGTGCGGCCGTGGCATTTCGGATGGCGCAGGAAGTCGTTGTTGTGCCGGAAGTATTTTCCGGCGAGGATGGCGCATCGTGGGCAGCAGTCGGGTGATTCGACGCGCACGTAGCCGACACCGGAACGCTGGGTGATGCTGACGCCCATCGCGCTGATGGATGTGTCCTCGATGGCCTGCATGGCCATCTGGCGGAGCGTCCGGCGTCCGGACCGCATGGCGTCTATCGGGTCAAGTCCTGATTTGATGGCCGACAATGTGTGCGTGACCGGAATGTCGAAATATGATTCGAGGTCGATGCCGCTCGGCGCGAAACCTGCCCCGAAGGCGAGGGGATTCGCGATGCCGCCATCGGGACGCACGTAATCGCCCTGTTCTGCGAGCATCAACGTGGACGAGTCCATCGCATCGCTCGCCGCACGCGTCTGCAGGGCGGCGAAGAGCGTGATGAAATCGACGTTCGTCCGATTCCAACTGTCACGCACCCGCAGCGGATCCACGCCCTTCCATGCCTTGTCCGCCGCCCTCACGGCCAGCAGGCATAGTCTGGCCAAAGTGTTCCGGCTATCCGACAGGCTCTCCAGCGTCACCGTCATCAGATGCACCTCCGACCCTTAGGCTGCGTGCTATCTCGGCCATCTCAGGGTCATGGCTCTCGTCATCCACCATGCGCATGATGCGTTTGATATCTTCCGGGCTCTGGCCCATCTGCTCGGCTATCCATTGCAGTGGATAGCCGAGCTGCTTGTATTTGAGCATCGCGTCGGCCATCAATGCCTCGCTGCGGTATTGCGGTGTGGCGAACACGACCTTCGAATCATCGAGGATCCGGGCGGATTCCTCGTCATCCTCGAGCATCATGGCCATCTCGCACAGTTCACGCACCGGCTGGCGCATGAAGCTGATGCGCTCCAGCGTCTTGCTCACCAATCCAGCTTCGGCGACCTCGTAGCCGGTGGCCGGCACCTCGGCATTCGTCAGCAGGTAATGCCCAGGCGTACGGGTTTCGGCCGCGATGTGCTCGACGGCCTTCTGGATGATCGGCAGGAAAGCCTGCAGGTTGCTGGCGGTCCACTCGCCAATCGACACATTATTGCCGGTGATCTGCATGATGCGCTCCATGACCTGCTTGTCCAGGTTCGCTGGGCGTTCGCCTACCTGCTCGCCGGTAACCTTGTCGAAGACCGGCTCGGACAGCGAATCACCGCCGAGGATCACCCTCGCAGGCATGGACGCGAAATCCAAGGCGTTGAGCGTATACGCCCAGCAGACGTTGACAGCGTCCTGCATCGATTCGACCTGCTCCACATCGCTGATCGGCAGATCGTCCAAAAGCATCTGATTGCGGAATTCAACCAACGGGACTCGATCGAGAGGATTCACGCGCGCGGAGTCCGGCACGAACCGCCAGCCCTCCACGCCGGGCGGCAAACGATTCCTCTCATCGTCGCCGCCCGCACGCACCCGCACCACATCGAAAACCATGTCCGGCAGCAGCAAAGTGCCGAACTCGTGCTCCTCGTCGTATCGGACCAGCAGCCCCGCATCGACCTCGCCAGTGAGCGGGTCGTAGTGCACTGCCGCGCTGTCCGGATGCTCGAAGCTGATGCGCGCCCTGCCGTCCGGCATCGACGTGACCAGGCCGAACGCACGTCCGGTCGTGGTCATCATCAGCGCCGTCTCCTGCAGTTTGCGGTCGCAGTCGTTCCGTTCCCACACCCGCATCACATGCGAATCCAATTCGCGATCGTCATACGGAATGAATCCCCTGAAATGGATGCGTTCGACTGGTGCCTGCGCGACCGGCAGACACCAGTTGTCGGCGAAGCCGCTGAACCGGTCGGCCATGTAGCGTTTGAACTCGTCGGACGCGAACTTCAATGCGCCGCGTTTGCCGCGAACATAATCCGTATGCTTCCTGATGTCCGGCCGACGGTTCTCGATCTTCAGAGCGAGCAGATTCGCCATGCGATTCACGTCATCGGCGGTACGAATCATCTCTAGAACCCCCTCATGGTGGAGCCTGTAAGCAGGTACGCCTTGCGTTTCCTGCCCCAGCCAGCGGCGCGCGCGTCGCAAGCCGCCTCATGGGCGAGCACGCTTGTCACGGCCGCATCGATTTTCCTTGTCTGCTTCGGTTTGCCCAAACCGTAACGCTCGCCCGATTTGGCGAATCTGCGCGCGTTGCGCATGTGCGTGATGGTGATCGGACACCCGTCATGCGTGATCGCATGATGCTGCAGGTCGGATTCGAAGCGTTTCAACGCCTCCCAAACCGCGGTGATGCGGCTCGACCCGCTCATCGCCCAGGGAATGAATTTCTTCGGGCCGTATCTCGTGTCCCACGCCTCGATCTGCGATTCCCACGACACCTCGTCGCGGAAACCGGGGTCGCAGTAGGCGCGGATAACCTTGTATCGGTCGTTGAGCTCGTCCATGGCGGCATTGACCTCGCTGCGCGGGATGCGTCCGCCCCATGTTTTCGGATTCCAGATCGTCGGACGGCGATCCTCGCCGTACCGTGGCGTGAAGATGAAACCCTCGCGCGTCTCGGCCTTGATGCATGTCCAGTCGTCGTTCTCAGATCCGTCGAATCCAAGACACACTTCGGTGCCTTTCGGCGGGTTCTCAAGCCAAAGCTCATGTTCCTGCATAGCAGCTCTCCCAGAGTCCATCCTCGAGCCATGCTCCACCGCCCTGCACCATTCGGTTGCCGAAGAAGCGTTCCGCCTGTGCGGGATCCTTCTCCATGAGCGCCTCGGCCTCCGCTTCGACGGAAGCCAAAGGCACCCACGGGCTTCCGGCGTAGACCCATTCGAGGATCTTGCGGCGTTCGCGCCGGTTGTTGAAGCTGTATGGCGTGCCGTCCTTGTGCCGCAAGTCCGGGTTCAAATCGGGGTTGCGGTAGAAGATCCACGCGTCCTTACTGCCCAATTCGAACTGCTGTTGGGCGTAACTGTTTTCCCCTGGGTCGTAGGCGTTGGTCCAGAAGTGCGTCCTGCCGCCCATGCCTGCGGCGCCGCGGCGCTGGGTGTCGGCCACGTCGAGCATGCCGTTCGATTTGGTGTACAGGCCTGCCTCGTCCTGTTCCGCATCAGAAATCGGATTACCCAAGCGGCTGGTTGCCGAGGCGGTTACCACGTCGATACGGTCGAGATCGAGATCATCGTCGTCAAGGTTGATTCCGGGGCGAAGGATGCGAATGAACCCCTCGCGCACCTTGAGCAACTGTTTCAGCGGACCAAGCTTGATCATGGCGACCAATGGACGGTAGGCGTTGCGCACCTGGTCCTCGGAGTTCGCGGTCAGCTGTATCAGCGGCGATGGATGGCGCATGCCCTTCGGCTCGCCCGGATTGTAATGGTAGACCCATCCGCAAGGGCAGCCGTTGTCGGAGCAGCGGTACACGTCGCCGGGCTTCGCCCAACCGGCGAACACGACGGGACCGCAGGCTTCGAGGATGGCGCATGATGCTTCGGTCGGCCCCTTGCCTGTCTTCTGCGGGCCAATGCAGCCGGTCAGACGATATTGGAAGGCTTGGTTGAGAACCAGTGGATTGTCCACCGTGACCTCTTCGGGCGGGATGAATTCCGCGTCCTCGCGCACCTTCCAGCGGTGTGCGGCGTACCAGAACTGCCAATCTGACCAGCAGAAGGGCTTGCCGCGGAGAATACCGTCCGGCTGGCGCACGTGACGCCGAACCCACGCATCCTGCAGGTCTGCGAGCGTCGGGAAGTCGATGATCCAATCGTCGGCCATGTCACGCCCTCAAACGGCGCGGGAACTGCACGATCTTGGTGTTCATGCCGCTCTCGGATGCCTCCGCGTCCGTGGCTGGCACCTCGTGGGCGGCCATGTCGACGTTGTCCTCGGAGATCTTCCAGCCGAGCGCCTGCAATCCGGCCTCGGACAGGCCGATTCGGTCCTCGAGTCTGATCTTCACGGCCACGTCAGCCGCCTTGGCCGACGGACTCTCGCACACCACGCATTCGCGGACATACGAGGCGATCTGGTAATGCAGATACTTCAGCTGTGGCTGTTTCCACGCGCGCGCCTGCGGTAGACGCCACAACTGCCTCCACAACTCGGACTCACGCTCGTTCCACGATTCCGAACCGGCCCTGTCCTCGACCCATTCCTGCGAGTCCTTGTCGAAATAGCGGAGCACATACGGCGGAAGCGGGAACTTCGGCGGACGGCCCTTGTATTCGGTGTTCGGCAGGCTGCGCAGGGTGTATCCCCTGCGTTCGCTGGCGCCGCTCGACGGATCTGGCATCGGGCCAGACCTGACGCGTTTTCCTCCTCTTGGCATGGCTCCTCCATCGTCGGACGGCCTTGCGCCGTTCCTTCGCTGTGGGACGCAGGGCCTTTCGCCCGCCCCCTCTGAAACTTTTGAACTCTCCGCACCTCGGAGACAGCTCTCCGGCGGTTCCACTACCCAAACTTTTAGGGGGTATCCCCGTGGGTGTTTTGATGGTTTGCTTCCGTTTGTTTTGCAACGGTTTTTTTGTTTGACTCGCTTGCTGCTGCGATGAGTCGCGAATCGAATCGAGAAGACTTGGTCGCTTTCGTCTTTCGTGTCGTTCGACGTGAGCGGCTGGCGTCGTTGGCTTGGCTTCGATGGAATGTTTTGTTTTGGTGCCGAAGCCTGTGTGTGTCAGCTGAGGTTTTGTCTGTTGTTGAAGCCTGAAGGTTTCGTCCTCGCGGTCTTGCTGTCGTGGCAGCGCTTGCACAGGCCGCGCATGCGTTGCGGGTCGTTGGGGTCCAGGCCTGCTTCGACGAGCTCGATGCGTTCGATCGGCCAATGGTCGGCTATGGTGCTGGGGGCACCGCATAGGCCATGGTGCCTTCCGCATCCGTCCGGCCCGTCGCCGGGACAGACGCACCGCGGGTCCCTTGCCAGCACGCGGGCGCGTGCGAGGCGATGCGCTTTCGACGTGTATGGATTGCGGCCTCGTGTCCGGCGCTTGTCTTTGGCTTTCCTACATTCGTCGCACAGCGAGCCGGAGGAGACCAGGTGTGGGCAACCGGAGGTGGAGCATACCTTGTACATCAATCCCCCACATCGGTAAGAAGTGTCCGGCATGTTCTGGGTACGTCACCCGCGAAGTTCCCCAGACCAGCCCCAGCCATTTATGGGCTACCGGTGTGACTGGTGTTCGCCGCATATGTCGGCGTCCTTTTCACATCGGCCCCAAGGGTTTTCGCGAGGCTCCATGCCGGACAGAGATGATTATAGCGAATGCAGCTGGATATGAATAATGGTCCAACCGTTTCCGGCTGAACCATTTTACTACTGTACGACAGTATAGCATTTCAACGGTGACAGTCAAGTAGGGCGGTCAACTCGCCGAGGTTGAACTTATACTGCCGCTTGTGTTCCGTCGGCGTGGCGTGCGACAGTTTGCCGCGTTTGAGCCATTGGCTGATGAGGTTGCGTGATACGGTCAGGCCGTATCGTTTCAGCTCTTTGGCCGCGTCGCTGGGTGTGCCGGTGATTTGCACTTGCCATAGTCTTTCGTCTCGTGCTGCTTTGATTGCTGGCGCGGCCCATTCGGTGCGGCAGTGTTGGCATGTGACCGATTCGGCTTCTGGCGTGCCGGTGAGCATGCTGTCGCATTTTGGGCAGGTGCCGATGATGATGAGCTCGTCTTCCGGCGTCAGTGCTTGTTCGTTATGTCGGACGATGTGTTCCAGGGCGGCGTAGTCGTCTGCTGCGGTGCTCATCGTCAATATGGTGTGTTTGTTGCTTATGATGGCGAACCATGCTTTCCGCCAGTCGTATGCGGCGTATGCCGCTCTGATTTTGCCTGCCTGTTCGGCGAGCCATGCTTCCGATTCTGCGATGAGGTCTTGCGCGCGGGTGTCGATGGGCAGTGGCGCGTTGCCTTTGTTTGGCATGTGTTCTGGGGTGCCGATGTGTGCTTGGCGGAGCATGATGCTTCGCAGTGCTGGCAGTTGGACGTGTCCGAGCTGATAAATCATGGTCCAGTAGTCTTCACGGCAGTTCTGGCAGAGCATGTTCGCCGATGCCGGTTTCATGGGCTTGTGGCAGTGCTGGCAGTCGGTCAAAGTCGAGTCTCCTTGTCGTGCTGGTGGATGATCGCGGCGACTTCGGCTTTGGGCACTTGCGGCACGAGCGGCGCGATTTCGTCGAGCGCGTATCCGGCCTGATGCCACTTGATGATCATGTTTGCGAGTATTTTCTTCATTTGTATTCCTCCACTGTGTTGCATCCGATGTATGTGCCTCGGTCTTTGAGGCATGCCCACGTCACGTCTCCCGTCCTGACTGTCTCCATTTGAAAATCGTGGTGGGTGTCCGTGTACCACTGCATGGAGATGCATGTGCCGATGGTGAGGAAGATGATGAGCATGCAGGTGATGACGGTGCAGATTATTGTCTTCTCGGTGTTGGTCATTCGGCCTCCAGATATGGATTTTCGGTGGTGTGTGGCGGGAAATCGCATTCCTGGTTTTTCCATCCGGCCGCGTAGCCTTCCTGCCATGCCTTGCGGCGTTCGTGTTCCAACCATTCCAAGCTGCACATGGTTTCCGGGTTGTCGTGTTTCATGATTTCTCCTTGTTGAGTTGTTTCGCCATCTGGCAGGCTTGTTGGTCTGGCGTGGCGGTTTCCTTGTCGCGTCCGAGCGCCTGTAGCACGTGTTCGCACTGCCACGTGTGTATGTGGCGTTTCGACGGTGGTATGCCGCTCATGTTGGCTCTGCGTTGGCACCAGCCTTTCCAGAGTCGTGTCCAGTCGTTGACGGTGTGTGTTTCGCCGTAATGCCGTGAGTTGAATGCGTTCCATGCGTCCGACAGGTCGAGTTTCGGATAGTTTCGGATGATGTCGGCGTTGGCGTGCGCCTTCTCCCTCGCTAGCTCGAAGTCGCTTACCCCGATTTCTTTGGCCAATGCTCGGGCTTTTGGAGCTTGCCGCCGTTGATGAGGTTGCTGAAGGTGAGCAGGCTCACCGTCTTGACCAGCTTCTTCCTCCGGTAGGGCACCGCCCAGCTGCGGCTTCGACGGTTCTGCGTCCACCACAGTGGCTTGCTGATGGCGAGGTCAATGTCATGCCGCATGGTCGGCCTCCTGTTCTTCGGCTTCGATTTCGCATTCGGGGCATGGGATGGGGCGCGCCGGATACAGCGCGCACCCATGCTTCGGGCATACCGGTTCGACGTCCGGCGGCTCTATCCATTCGCGCATCAGAACTCAGACTCTCCGGCTGGCCTGCTCATGCCGCTGACCTCCTTGGCCTCGAGCAGCCACGCAATGGCCTGCTCATGCGGTGTCGGAAACGCGGCCATCACGCGCCTCCCAGAATCGAGCCGAGCGAGGCCATGCCGAGGCGTGAGGCTCCCGTGGAATGCGCGGCCATGGAACGCTTCCTCGGTTTCGTGGCGGCCAGTTCGAGCGGGTTACGCGTGGACAACGACTGCTGTCGCGCCTGATCCTGGCCGTTGCCGAGCATCCGCTGGCGGCGGTACATCCACGACTGGTCATCATCCAACCCCAGCCTCTCGCTCTCACGGCCGATCTGCGCCTCCGAGGGCTTCGACTCGTTGCGCATCCGACGCACGATCGCGTTCACGTCGCCCGAGCCGCACCAGCGGCCCGAATCGTTGGCCGCGTAGAAGCGTTTCACCGCCTCCCGCGCTTCGGCCTGCGTCATGTCCGCTCGCAGCTCCGCATAGAATGCCTCAAGCTGCAGGTCATCCCATCGGGCGTTGCCGTGATGCGAGTTGATGAGCGACAGGATTGCCGCCGCCTCGCCCTTGCTGAGCATCGTTGCCTCCTTGGTTTCGTTGGTATTCCGCCCTTTCGGCGGGGGTCATGTACTTCCACGTGTTCGCCATGTTCGCTTCGAGGTTCCTCTGCGATCGGGTCTTCGCCGGCATCGGCGAAGGGCGTGCGGTCGGCTCGGGTTTGGCCGGCAGCGGGTCGTCATCCCAATGCTCGCCGTCCAGCCAGTTGGCTGGCGTGAGCGTGTAGCCGGGCTCACGGTTCGGGTCCGCCGCATACCGGGTGGCCTGGGCGATGAGCAAATTGTTGTTGGTTTTCCGTCTCGCCTTCCGCCAGGCCTGGTACGCCTTGCGTTTGCCCGTATGCCGCGGATAGGTCACCCAGAACTGCTCGAACTCGAGCGGGTATGCCTCGTCGGCTCGTTCGTCGGCCCCCTCGGTTTGCGAGGGGGTTTGGGGGTGAGGATTTTCGTTAGAAAATCCTTCTTGGTTATTGGTTATTGGTTCTTGGTTAAAAGACATGGGCGGGACACTCGAATTGTCCCTAGGGGACACGTCGGGGACATTTTCGGTAACGTTCGGTGACATGGGCGGGACACTCGAATTGTCCCGCTTCGTCCCCCGCTGGCGACGTTTCTTATCCCGTTCCTTCTCCTTGGTCTGCTCGATCTGCTCCGCGCTGTTCTGATATTTCAGATAATTACGGATTATGTACCTGCCTTCGGTGGCCTCGCTGGGTTCGAGCAGCAGACCGGAGGCCACGAGGTCGCTCACGTCCTCATCCGAGGCGTTGAGCACGTACAGCAGCTCGTCCTCGTCGATGCCGCCGTCAGACGCGTGGTCGGAACACCAGCTGATCGCCATGACGTACAGCAATGCCGCCGACGGGTTCTTCCGACGTAGTTTGAGGATGTCCTTGTCCTGCCAGAAGTTATTGCTCAGTCTCGCGTAACCGGCCATCATCGACCTCCTTTCTCGTGCCTCTTTGGTATTCGGCTATCAACGCCAGCAGTTCGGGGCTGGCGGCGATTATCTCGCTGGGCTTCGGCCCCTCGCCGCCGGCCTCGGGTTTGCGCCGGTAGCCGTCGCGTAAGCCGGTGCGACGGCTACCACCGATGTAGGCGTGCGGGTTAATCCTGGCCATCGTCGGGTCCCAACGGAAGTCCGTCGTTCAGCAGGAGCGCGAACCGTTCCAACGGCATCCACACGAGCGTCGGATTGTTGGGCACCGGCTTGGACTCGCGGCGCAGGCGCACGGCGAAGAGCGCGTGCTCCTCGCTCAGCTCCGAGAACACGGCGAGGAACCGTTCGAGCACGTCCACGCTCAGAATCGCCATCTGTTGGGCCATGCCCTTGAGGCTTTTCACGCCCACGCCCCTGCGATGCTGGACGAGCACACCGTAGGGAGTGCCCATGTTCGCCATCTCCACCAGCAGTTCGCGCCAATGTGCGCGGTACTGCGGCGTCTTCGTGTCCTTGCATTCCACGCACACCGGCTCGCCGCGGAACATGACGCCGATCAGATCGCCCTGGTCGGCGTTGCCATGCAACGGCATACGGTCGATGCGCGTGTCCTGCAACGCCCACGCGAGGTACCGCACCGTCCACGTCTCAAGTGCAGTGCCCTTGTTTTTCGATGGGTTCGCCATCATCAGCCTCTCTTATCGTTCGATTCCGTATTGTTCTTCGGCTTCCAGCTCGCATTCCGGGCATGGGACCGGTCTGGCCGGATACAGTTGGCATCCGTGTGTGGGGCAGACCGGTTCCGTGTCGGGCGGCGTCTCGTCGTGATACAACAGCATCGTTAAAACTCCGGGTCGCTGCCGCCGTTGGCCCACGGGTCGGAAGCGGGATTCTGCGGCTGCGAATATCCTTGTGGTCGCTGCTGGTATCCGCCTTGAGCGCCGTAACCCTGCTGTCCGCCGTTCTTCTGCCTCACGTTGGTGATGGCGACGGCGCTGGCGTTGACGTTGCAGCTTGCGGCAGGCTCGCCCTTCTTGTTCGTGTAGGCGTCGAAGCCACTGACCTCGCCCACGATGGTCACGTCCACGAACTGGTCCTGATTCTGCCGCAACTGCGAAATCTGGTCGAACACGGGGTTGAGATTCGCGTAGCCTGCAGGCCACACCGAATAGTGCTGTTCCGGCTGGCTCTGCCAGTTGCCGTTGCGGTCGCGGTAGCCCGGAGTCACCGAGACGCGCAGAAAACGTTTCCCGCTCTGCGTTTCCTGCACTCCCCACGCCGTGCCCTGGATGATGATGGTCGTTCTTCCTGCCATGGCTTACTCTCCTTCCTTGACGCTGGCCTCGTCACGCTTAGCCTCGGCCGGGGAGACCGCGGGCTGGGTTTCCGGCTGCGACTGCTCCGGTTCCTCGGGTTCGTCCACGCTCACGTCCACCGGCGAATCGTCCGCAGTCACGGTGGGCAGTGGACGGAACACGTCGGAATAATCCGGGGTCTGGTCGTCGCTTGCGGCCGCGTCGCGGGCCTCCACGCTGACCGGAAGGTAGGGGAACGCGCGTCGGATTACCGTCTTCTTCGCCATGGCCTCATAGTCGGACTTCCATGGGCTGACCGCCTTGCCGTAGCTGGGGCTGCGTTTCGCCGCCGCCTCGATCTCGTCGGCGTTCATCACCTGGAAGTAATGCCCTCCGTCCTTGAAGTTCGCGATCATGTACACGTGGGTGAGCTTGCCGGGCTTCGCGCACGGCACGTGACGCAGGTCCTCGTTCAACCCGTAGCTGTAGGCGAATTCGTCGCCCTCATGTACGGCGCGGGCGCTGATGTCCTTGATCTGGCCGCTGCGGCGTGCGAGGTCGATCATGCCCTTGTAGCCGATGATGAGCGTGGCTTCCTTCTGCCCGGTGCGATAGTTCTTGTTCCCATAGGGCAGGATGTAGGCGCGTCCCAATCCGTCCACGTTCGACGGTTCCAAGCCCAATGCGGCGCATTTCATGAAGCAGGACAGCACCGATTCCACGCCGCAGTTGGCGAGCTGCGGTTCGCGGTTGATGGTGCTCACGTACATCTGGTAGAGGCGCTGCGGGTTGAGGTTGTTGCCGATGACGGCCGCGATGCGCGGCCAGCTCCTCTCCAGCAGGCTCTTCATGTTCTGCTGCGGGTTCATCGTCTGCATCTGCGCGTTCTGCGCCCGTGTCGCTAACTGTCCCATATCGGGTCTCCTTTACTTGGTTTTCTTCGGTTTGATTTCGCTGAATCGGAAGCTGCGGCCCTCCCATGGTTCGACCACGCGCGTGTACCCCTTGCGGGTGCTGTGCTTGTAGGTGGCCTGAAGGTTGCCGCAGCGCACGCCCTCGTGGTCGCCGACGTAGACGAGGATGCAGTCCCGCAGCTCCTCCTTGCGTGCCTTCAGCGTCTTCTCGTCGGCGATGACCTGACGATATGAGTCCATGACGTTCTGCAGGTCGCTGTTTCCGCTCATGTCCTCGATGCCCTCCGCCGGGGATGGGTACGCCTTGGCCACGTCCTGCCCGGTCAGCCGGGGCATCTCGTCACGCGCGACATACCCCCAGAAGTCCTCGGCGGCGGCGGTGACGGCCTGAATGTCGTCCTCGTCACGCTCGAAACGCACCTCCACCGGCTCGCTTTCGCCGATATCCGCGTAGAACACGCCCCACGCGAACCCGGTGACCGCCATGTAGTGCGTGACCTGCGCCATGTAGTAGTCGGGGGCGACCAGCTCGCCCGTCTCGTTGTGCCAGTCGGTGCGCCCACGGTTCGCGTTCGCCGTCTTGATCTCGAGGACGCCCCACGAATCCGAGGCTTCGTCGTAGAGGAATCCGTCAAGCGAGGCGTGCATGACCGGGTGGGCGTCGGACACGAGCGATATGTCGGTGCCGTCGATGACCTGGTACTCCGGGTGCAGTTGGCGGAAACGGCGGCGCAGTTCGATCTCGAGGGCGTTGCCCTTGATGATCGCCCACCTGCCGCTGATGTCCTCCGGCTCCTGACGGCCCGTCTTCTCCAACCACAGCTCATACGGCGTCGAGTAGGGGTTGAGGCCGAGAATCGTGCTCATATCCGAGCCGCCCACGCCCTCGGCGCGGAAGGAGAGCCACGCCCGATGACGGCTTTCCTTCGTGGTGCCCGACCCGCCGAAACGCCTGAGCGAGAACATGCCGGTGCTCTTGCGGGCCCTGTCCAATGTCATGCGGCTCATAGCGCCTCACCTCCCGTCTGCATAGCGGCGAGCGCGCACCGACTCCATGGCGCGCAATGCGTGGCCGACGGCCTCGTGTATCTGCGTGCACGGCGTGCCCTGCTGTCCCTGCCTGACCATCGACGCCTCGACCTGCAGGAGCGCGTCTGCCGCGTCGCGCAGGATGCGCAGCCAGCGTGGTGCGAGCAGCCTGATCTCGTCGGTGTCGAGCAGCGACTTCACGTTGGGTTCGATGGTCACGCCGCTCTGGAGAGACGCGATGAACAGGAGGTTGTTGAGGGACTGCGCGTCCGGCTGCGCCGTGAGCTTCTCCAATCCATGCAGCAGCCGCTCGCTGAGACTGCGCATCGCCATCATCCAGTCGTCCGCGTCGCCGTAATCACCGGTGTCATCGGTGTTGTTCTGGTTCATCGTTGACCTCCGTAAAGATATTCGGCGCGGCTGCACCGGTTCCTTTTGTCCGCGTTCTCCACGTCCTCGCGCCGCCAGCCGACGATCCGTCCCCGGACGCGAACCGGCTCCGGATAGGGGCTGGGACGTTCGCCGCTCGACCATTTGTAGACGGTCGATTTGCTGCGCCCGGTGTGCTCGGCGAGCATGGCCACCGTGACCAGTTCCGGCAGCGTGTTTGATACCGCTGTGCCCATGGCGTATCCTTTCTCTTGGGTATTCCTTTCGGACAGTTCCCGTGCCAGCGGGGACTGTCCTTTTTCGTCTGAAACCCTGTCGGTTTCGTGGACGGCCCGGAATCGAACCGGGTCCCGGCCTTTGCCACGCGTCATGACCCGCGTGATCTCGGCCGGGGGCAACCTGCACCGCCCCGTGAAGCGTCGCGCCGGAAGATGAAGGAGAGACGACGGGCGGCCAAGACCTATTCGCGCTCGTCGTCCTCCGGGAACAGCCATCCGACCTGGGAGGCCATGAGCGTCAGCACCGGCGTCAATGAGAACACGCCGCCCGCGGCGAGCAGCAGCACCGCCACGACCGCGCCCAGCGGGTGGGCGCAGCCGTCATGCGAGAGGATCCACAGCATCGCGCAGACCGCGGTGACGGCACCCGCGGCCATCACAGTCAGGCCGGATATGGCCGGATACCGGCGGACGAACCTCTTCGACGGACCGCCATCGGCCTGAAGAAGGCCACTCGCGTGACGGCCGTAATCCTTGGTGTTCATCATTTAGATCGGAAGAGCGTCGTGTAGGGAAAGAGTG